CACCAAACGGTCTTTTTTCTGCAACAGCAGAAAGAAATGATAGTAGTACGTATGGATTTGATAATACAACATCTACAATTACACTTCCTTCTACCGGACTAGCAGATGGCTACATGTTTGTTGTGCGTGTAGAGACAGACGATACCTCAAATGGACGTTTTAACCCTAGTGGTCATGTTATTCAAGCTTCCGGTACAGGCACTTTTGTAGGCTCTCCAAGTGGGGGATTTAGTAGGGATACTTCAGAAGATAGAGCATACTTTAGTACGTGGGCTTTTGTAGATAACCCGAGTGCAAGTAGCACATATCAATTTCAATGGAAGCGGGACGCCGATGCAGCGACAGGTACTACAATTATTGCAACATTTGATGTAATTCCTTTTTATTATTCTGATATTGGTTTATATACTAGTACAAGTGCTGCTTTGTATGGAGGTACAACACCAAACCAAGTTACAGGATACTCAGGCACAGACGGCACTAATATTACACTTACTAGTAATGTTGTAACTGTTACCGGAAATAATAAAAAATATCTTTGTTTGGGTGGTCAGTATTACGAAGGACGAGGCGGGCGAACTCAGCGCTGGATGGGTTGGCGTATTGGTGGAACCAAAATTGACTATGGTAAAGGATACGCATATTATAGAAATAATTCAAACGATAATAATGGGTCAAGTTATTATCATATGTTTGAAACTACAACAGCAAGTGTTACAATAGACAACTTTTGTTATCTAGGCGATGGAGTAGCTGCAGGACAAGGTGGTGCAGATAGTGATGGAAGTACCCCTTCTTCTGGTGACCATTGTATGGTAATTATAGAATTAAATGATAGTGCAGAAGGCTTTCATACAGTTGACAATACTGGAGGAGTTGATCTAAACGTAACGACTCCTGTTGATCAAGTTCTTTGTCGCACAGCAGCAATTACATTTAATGACGCAGCATCTTTTACTCGCTCTACAGATACAGCAATGGATGTTACCGCAGCAGCAGACATATTTATAGCCGCTAATATAACCGCAGCACAAGAGGTAGTTTCAACAACAGCACGCTGGACTTCTTGTGTAAGACCAACTGTAAACGGTACAGCAGATAATGATATATTTGAAGGTAACTATGCACGTAACAATCAAGGTAGTATAGATACGTTTGGTTGGGGCTGTAATATTGCAGGATTTATTGGAGCCAGTACTGGAGACGATATCGGCGTAGAAACCCTAGAACATGCCGGAGGAGAAGATGGTGGGCAGTTTGAAGTGCAGCCTAATTGGTCCGGCTTTATGGGTCTTAATCTGGATACACTACAAGCCGCCGCTGCTACACAATATTCGGTAACTAGTGGACAAATTACCTTAGGTGGCGTTCAAGGATTTTTCGCCGACACAGGCAGTATTGCACTAGGTGATCTTTATCGCGGCGGAGGCATTGTTCCAGACATTACAGAAAATGCAGCAGTTCCTGCTAGTGGTGAAATTACACTAGCAGATATGTATGGTGTTTATAGCTCTAGTTCAACCGACGCAACTCCTGATGCCTTTACTTTTACTGATGTAACAGATGTTGCTGTATCAACAACGCAAACGTCTAATACTATAACAGTCAGTGGCATGGATACTGGAGCATCAACAAGTGTTACAGTAACTGGAGGTGAGTATTCTAAAAATAGTGGGGCTTATACATCTACCGCAGGAACCGCGCAAAATTCAGACACATTTAGTGTACGACACATTTCATCAGCAAGTAATAGTACCTCTGTGAATACTACACTAAATATTGGTGGTGTAAGTGATACCTATACGTCGACCACAGTGGCAGCTGCGGACGTCACACCAAGCAACACGAGCTGGTGGAATAACGTCAACGTGACCAACGCCTCAGGCACGACGGACACAAACACGATTACCATTGCTGGCATCAACACTACAATTACACTCCGCATCGAAGCGACCACCGGCGGGCGTGACGCTTACAGCATCCGGCCACGTGTCAACAGCGCACTGGTTGGTACGGCACAGACCACACCTATTGATACGGCAGATGCGTTCACATTTACCGTCAGCAATGGTGACACCATCGCGTTTTTTCTGGACACGGTCGACCGAACGGAAAACGGTCAGGTGTCCATTTATAACCAAAGCGACAGCGACGCGTTGTTAGATACATTTACAGTTAACTTGGAGGTCAATTGATGAAAAAAATACCCGAAGATTATTTAGATGGATGCACTTATTTTCCAGATAAGTTTGGAAAAGTTGATCATACCATTATATGCCTAGCCCACGATGTGGATTACTGGTATAATAGAACGTTTTTAGAAAAAATCAAAGCAGACATAGAGTGGTTTGTTGGAATCAATCGTATTCATATTATTAATACATTACCTTGGAGAGTAGTAGCTTTTTTTGCTAGTTTTATAGGTTTTTTGGCTTTAAGTACGTTTGGTATTTATTTTTGGCTAAAAAGACCTAAATGGGATAACTTGTAACACAACAAAAGAGTTTTTGTTAAATTACAAGGAGTAGAATGAAAAAACAAGACTTAATAAACAAACTTATTGATTATGGGGATGCCATAGTAACGTATAGATCTGAACAGTCAAAGAAACTAAAATATAATGTGGTTACACTAGATTTTTCAACTCCATACATAAAAACAAAGAAAACTCACGCAAAAGAAAACAGCAACACAGTATTAACCTTTTCTTGGGATACAGATGCTTATAGGCTAATAAATGCACCTTTAGTAACATCAGTGGTTCCTCTAGAAAAGGTCTTAAAAAATGTATGACAGAATTATTTATGAAGATGAAACCTATCAATGGAGAGTAACAATTAATGTATTTCGCGATGTAGAATATTTTCACATGCGAAAATACATACTAGACTTTGAAGAAAAATGGGTTCCTATAAAAGAAGGCGTATGCTTTCCACTAGATCTAAGCAATATAACTGAGCTATTCACAGCGCTTGTAGAAATACTATCTTTAGCAGAAAGTAAGGATGTTATAGCTAAACACTTTTCACAAATTTTAAACGAAGTGTATAATAACTCTTGACTTTAGCTTATATTTATACTAATATAGCATTATGAACAGATACTTAGATAAACTTAGTAAATTATATTACGAAGGCAACCCTGCCGTTAGTGATGAGGAGTTTGACCGACTAGCTGAGAAGCATAATTATAATGCTGTAGGCGCTAGAGAAGGAAAAACTCCTCATTACTTTCGTATGTATAGTCTCCAAAAAGTGCATTTTGGAGAAGAAGAACCTGTACTTACTAACCCAGTTACTACACCAAAACTAGACGGAGCGGCTATCTCTGTACTTTATAGTGCTACGGAGTTTAAAACGCTACAAAACATTATTACTAGAGGCGATGGGGTAGTTGGCCAAGACATTACAAGTAAAATTTCTCATCTAGTGCCTCCAAGGCTTTTTGGTGGTACTGGTGGCATACAATTCAATTGTGAGGTTATAGCACCAAAGTCTATCCCAAATAGTAGAAACTATGCTTCTGGTGCCCTTAACCTAAAAGATGTATCAGAGGTTAAGCAGAGAGACCTAACAGTGGTTTGTTATGATGTGCTAGGAACAGAACTACCTACTTACCTAGAACGTTTGCACTACGCCAAAGATTGCGGATTTACTACTGTCCTTGATGGTATGGATAACTTTCCCCACGATGGAAAAGTTGTAAGAGAAGATAATATTAGCCTCTATGAAAAAGCAGGCTTTACATCGAAACACCCTAGAGCAGCCTACGCACTAAAACCCAAACCACAAACAGTAGTAACAAAGTTACTAGACGTAGAGTGGAATGTCGGCAGAAGTGGTGTAGTTGCCCCAGTAGCTATACTAGAGCCTGTACTTATTGGAGAAGCTACAGTTTCTAGAGCAACACTTCATAATATGGAATATATTAATAATCTTAATCTAGAAATAGGCTGCGACGTTGTTGTTGTAAGAAGTGGAGAAATTATTCCACGAATATTAGGAAGAGCGGATGAGCTACAATAATACCTCTTTTAATAACAACCCAGAAAAAGCTAATAGTCCAGGCATACTTTATCTAGTTGTACTAGTGAATAAACTAACACACGAAAGAGAGTGCTGTAAAATTGGTATAACAAAAGGAAAGTCTTGGAAGGATGCAGTAAAAAGATCTAGAGGTTTTAACGGGTATGAGCTGCGTATACAAAAAATTGTAGAAGGAACCTTACAGCAAGTATATAATCTAGAACAACATCTTCACGAAAAGTATAAAAGTTACAAAGTTACTCCAAGCCAAGATTTTGGTGGTAAAACAGAGTGTTTTGATATGTATATTTTAAAGTCAGTATTAAAAGATCTAAGGGAGCTAAACAATGATCTATCTAGTTTCAGTTAAAACAAGACAAACTGAAATTTATGCAGTAGAGGCACAAACTGAAATGGAGGCTTTAGGAAAAATCAATAATGAATCTGTTCCTATTGAATCTAATACAGTAAAGAAAAAAGCGGAAGTTCTTATGCCGCTTACAGAAGACCAATTTATTACTTATGGCAAGTCTAAATTTCCAGAAGGTTGGTCAGAAGACTTAATTGCTCTTATGGTGGAACGATGAAACTTTGGAAACACTCTGCAACACTTTCACAGCTAAACATTATTATCGATAGAATTATTGTGTTTAGAGGAAAACTACTAGAAGTAAACAATGCAGGATCTACTTTTATTGTATCCTATCTCAGTAAAGAAAGACTTATATGACAGTAAAACTTATAGGAATTACTCAGCCTAGAGAAGTTCCCTGCACTTCGGCAGAAGACCTTATCTCATATGCCGCTAGAGTAAGTAATCCAAGTAATCAAGCCAACACAAAAACATCGTCTAGACTGTTGCGATACTTAATTAGGGAGGCTCACTGGTCTCCTTTTGAGATGGTGCATGTTCTTATGGAAATTACCACAACTAGAGATATCTCTAGACAAATGTTAAGGCACAGGTCTTTTTCTTTTCAAGAATTTAGCCAGCGATATGCAGAGTCTGAAAACTTTATTACCAATAGAGAGGCTAGGCTTCAAGACACTGAAAACCGGCAAAACTCTATTGAAATTAACGACAAGCACTTTCAAATAGAGTTTGAACGTGCACAGTCACGCACACTTAAATTTGCTAAAGAAAACTACAAGTGGGCATTAAAGCAAGGCATCGCAAAAGAGCAAGCTAGAGCACTACTTCCCGAAGGCTTAACAGAAACAACACTGTACATGTCAGGATCATTGAGAAGCTGGATACACTTCGTAGACCTGCGAGCAGGCAATGGAACTCAAAAGGAACACATGATAATTGCCGAAAAATGTAAAGAAATATTAGCTAGAGAATTTACATTTTTAGAAGATTATTGGGATCTAAAGTAGTACCTTAGAAAAATTGTTCTTGACTTTTCTTGGTTAAAAGAGTATACTATATAAACAATACAGAGATAAATATGAAGATTGTACCTCCTACAAATTGCCCATCATGTGGACATACCTTAGTACTAGAAAATAATATACTGTACTGTAGAGGTATATCTTGTAAACAACAAAAGTACAAGACAATCGAAAATTTTGCTAAGGCAATGAAAATCTTAGGGCTTGGCCCAGCTTCTATCAAAAAGTTAGACTTTACCGACATTAGTGATATTTATATTAGCGAGAAAAGTTACTTTATTGAGAGGCTAGGTACAGCTCTTGGTGAAAAACTGTATACAAATATACAACAATCTAAAGATGCATCATTAAATAAAATAATTGCATCAATGGGTATACCATTAGTAGGCAAGACAGCAGCAGATAAAATTTGCTCAAAAGTTTCTAATATTTATGAAATAACAGAAGATTTAGTTAGAGAAACGCTTGGGCCAAAATCTGCTGATAACTTTATAACGTGGTTAAACTCAGACAGTTGGGTAAATCTTCCATTTCAATTTATTTCAGAAAAACCTGTTGAAGGTAAATCTGTTTGTATATCTGGAAAACTAAAGTCTTTCAAGACTAAAGCCCAAGCTGCCTCTTATTTAAAAGATAAAGGTTATGTTGTTACTTCTAGTGTAACAAAAAATACTGATATCCTAGTAAATGAATCAGGTCTTGAAAGCGAAAAAACTAAGAAAGCCCGTGCCAATGGCACACAAATCATAACTAATATAATGGAGTTAGAATGAATAAACTACCCAAGTGGGATGAAGCACGTACTTCTGAGCTAGAAACTTTCGTAGGTTCAGAAGATCCTGTATCCCTGCAAACTGTTGCACAAGCAGCAGACAACCTAAACACAACGACTCGTTCTGTTGCATCAAAACTTCGTAAGATGGGTTACGATGTAGAAAAGGTTGCTAACGCAAACTCAAAGTCTTTTACTGATTACCAGGAAGACACACTGCGCGCATATCTTGAAAACAATAGTGGAGATTACACTTTTGCCGAGATTGCAGAAGTTTTTGAAGATGGCCAGTTTACTGCAAAGCAGCTACAAGGCAAAATCTTGTCTATGGAGCTAACAGAGCACGTAAAGCCAGCTGAAAAGAAAGAGTATAAGCGTACCTACAGCGAAGAAGCACAGGAAACATTTATCCAAATGGCTAATGATGGTGCACAGATTGAAGAGATTGCCGAAGCACTAGGTTATACTGTTGCTTCTGTACGAGGAAAAGCCCTTTCTCTTCTTCGCAGTGGTGAGATTTCAGCAATTCCTTCCTCTAACAAAGTAGCAAAAGCTGTAGATGCTTTTCAAGGTCTAGACATTGAAAGCATGACTGTTGAAGAGATTGCAAACGAGATTGATCGTTCACCTCGTGGTGTAAAAACAATGCTAACACGCCGTGGTCGCTCTGCTGTAGACTATGACGGAGCCGCTCGCCGTGAAAAAGCAGCTCGTGTAGCAGCTCAGTAATTCTAGTAATTAGAGGTTTTAAAACGGGGTGTATCTAATACATCCCGTTTTTTAGTGGAGAAACAAATTGGACCTTGCAAGTGCTTTATTAAAACAAATTATAGCTCAGCAAGACCTTATTGCCTGGACTTCACTGAGAAGAAATTACCTGCCCTCTGAATACTCTGAAGTATACGATAAAGTAAATTCATTTGTAGACAGATTCAATAAAATCCCTAGCTTTGAAGAACTAAAGTTTGATAGCAAGGGAAAGCGCTTACAGCAAAAAATATCTATTATTGAGCAAGTAGATGTTGAAGCTGACGCAGAAATGCTGTTAGAGTTTCTTAAATCTGACTATGCTCAAGAAGTTACTTTTACTAATATAGAAAAGTTGCTAAACAACTCTTCCGCTTTTGAAAGAGTTGATGATACTATAGAACATCTCCAGGGAATGATCGTAGACCTAGAGAACAAAATTGATATTGATACTGACCAAGAAAGTATGCAAACAATTGAGCTTTTCGAAACTGAAGAATTACTAGAAGGACGACTGGCTTTAGGACTAAACGCAGCATTCGACGAAAATATTACGTTTAGTCAAGAAGACCTTATTATGATAGGAGGCCGTAGAGGCTCTGGTAAATCATTGGTGTGCAGCAATCTAGCCGCTAGTACGTACAATAATAATCAGTCGTCTATTTATTTCACAATCGAGATGAATCAAAGGGAAATCCTACAAAGGATTGCTTCTATTGGAGCAGGAGTATCTCATTATAGGCTAAAAAATAGAACCCTGTCAACTGATGAGATTCAAAAACTAGCTAAATGGTGGGCAGGTAGATACGAAGGTGGCTTAGAGGTTTATAGTAACGAATATAATCTTAGTATGCCTTTTGATGAATTACACCAGAAATTAAAAAGATTACCCCTAAGAGATAAGCGATTTGATATTGTCTACGACCCTGAACTTACAATCTCAAAGATTCGATCAGAGCTTGAGAGAAAAGTTAATTTAATCGAGCCTAAGATTATTATTGTAGACTATATTAACCAAATTAAAATTACAAAGTTTTCCAACAAAAAAGGTCAGTATGATTGGGACCAACAAATTGAGGTTGCTAAGTTTCTAAAAACTATGGCACAAAAGTATAAAGTGCCAGTGCTATCGCCTTACCAGATTGACAACTCTGGGGAAGCTAGGTTTTCAAAAGGGATCCTAGACTCTGCAGATTGTGCATTTACTCTAGATCCTCACACTAAGGAAGACAAGTGCATGACGTTTAACTGCTCTAAAATGAGAGCATACCCTGAAACAGACTTCACATCCTTTATGGATTGGGAGACTTTAAAGATAGGGCCGGAGTCTGCAATTGTCCCTAGCGAGGATGCTGTCGAAGAAGAAGTCGATGATATGCCTTGGTAATAGTTCTTGACTTTATATTGAATATATTATATATTATTAGGTAGGAAAATGACAGTCGAAGAGTTACTTGAAAAGCAAAAGATCTACTATAAAAATAGTGGAAAAGATATTGTAATTAGGTGTATAAACCCAGAGCACGATGACACCAACCCATCTATGCGTATAGATAAGGTTACCGGTGTTTATCACTGCTTTTCTTGTGGCTACAAAGGAAACCTGTTTAATAAGTTTAACATTGTTACATCTAGAATACAGCAACGAAGACAAAAGCTATTGCAAACCTTAGCTGATATTAAACTAGAGAATGTTGGCTTAAAACTGCCAGAAAATGCTATATACTTTGAAGATAAGTATCGTAATATTTCTTCTACAACGTATAAAACTTTCAAGGCATTTACACACGAAGAGTTTGAAAACAGGCTAGTCTTTCCTGTATATGATATTACCAATAAAATTACAGCATTTATTGGTAGATCTTTAGATGAATTTGCTAAGCCAAAGTATATGATATACCCACGACATGTACAGTTACCTTTGTTTCCTCTTTATCACAAGCCTAAGCAAGGTAGCATCATATTGGTGGAAGGCATATTTGATATGTTAAATCTATACGATAAAGGCGTTACTAACGTAATGTGCACATTCGGCACCTCTACAGTAACTGAAGAAAAGCTAAGACTACTAAGTTTGATAGGTTGCACTAAACTTTACACGTTTTTTGACGGAGATGAAGCAGGCCAACAAGGTGCAAAAAAAGTAGGTGAATTAGCCAAAGAACAGGGCTTCGAAGTGGTAAATATCTATTTTAGGGATAGAGACCCAGGAAGTCTAAGCAGCAAACAGATAAACAAGGTTATAGAAATAAAATGCCCAGAGTACTCTTAGTAGAAAGTAAACCTTCTAGAAATAAATTTGATAGCTTTACTTTTGAATATGATCGTATTAGCTTGACTAGTGATCCTAATGTCAAGAAATTACTAAAAAAGCATGTAGAAATTGATACGAGCATTGCTGATGAGTATGATTGGGTTGTTTTGGTTGGTTCAGAGCCTTTCAAGTTTTTTACTAGCAAAACATCTGTTACTGAATATGCCGGTAAGGTAGTAAATGAAAAGTTTATTGCTACTATTAACCCAGGAATGCTTGCTTTTAAACCAGAAGCTAAAAAAGTTTGGGACAAGTCTGTAGAATCTATTAACTCTTACGTATCAGGGAAGAAATCTCACAAAGGATATGACAAATCAAAATTTAAAGGTATCAACACCAAACCAGAGGCAATGGAGTTTATTGAAAGCGTACGAAGAGCCCCGTACCCTTACTGTGCATTGGACAGTGAAACTACGGCGCTTTATCCTCGCAATGGTTATATACTTGGTATTAGTTTGTGCGGTGAGCCTGATACTGGTGCTTATATCGACGCAGATTGTATTGACGAAGAAGTTGCCAGCCTTTTACAAAAACTTTTTAGAGAAAAGGCCGTTGTCTTTCACAATGCTAAGTTTGACCTCGCTTTCTTTGAATATCATTTTAATTTTGAGTTTCCTGTTGTAGAAGATACTATGCTTTTACACTATGCCTTAGACGAGCGTCCTGGTACTCATGGGCTAAAGCAGCTAGCGCTTCAATACACAGAGTATGGCGACTACGAAGAAGAGCTATACAAGTGGATTGAAGAGTATAAAAAGAAGCATGGTATTTTAAAAAGCGAATTTAGCTGGGAATTTATACCCTTTGACGTAATGGTAGAATATGCAGCCATTGACGCCTGTGTTACTTTTATATTGTATAATAAATTTAAACGTGCAGTAGAAAAAAGTGATAAGCTAAATAAGTTATACACAGAGATTCTTATCCCAGGTATGCGATTCTTGACCAAAATTCAGGATAATGGTGTGCCTTTTGACAAGGAAAGACTGCAGCTAGCGCAAGTAACTATGCAGGAACGTATTAATGCGCAAACCGAGGCGTTATATTCTCATAAAGAAGTAGCCGAGTTTGAAAAAGTACGTGGAGAGCCTATTAACCCTAACTCAGTGCAACAGCTACGGTCGCTTTTATTCGACTATCTAAACCTAGAGCGCACAGGCATTATGACAGGTACAGGTGCTGACTCTACTAATGCAGAAGCTCTAGAGCTATTAGCAGAGCAACATCCAGTACCTAGTATTATCTTAAATATTCGTAAGGATTCTAAGATTAAAAATACTTATCTAGATAAGATTATTCCACAGCTTGATAGAGATTGTAGGCTGCGTACTAACTTTAATCTGCACGGTACTACATCAGGTAGACTTTCTTCTAGTGGTAAGCTAAATATGCAGCAATTGCCACGCGACAATCCGGCTGTTAAGGGTTGTATCAAGGCTAGAGACGGTTACAAGATTGTATCTATGGACCTTACAACCGCTGAGGTTTATATTGCCGCAGTTTTATCTTATGATAAAGAACTAATGTCAGTATTTCAAGAAGGAGGAAACTTTCACAGCTCTATTGCTAAAAAAGTCTTTGCACTTCCATGCAATGTAGAAGATGTTGCAGAGTTTTACCCAGACAAAAGGCAAGCAGCAAAAGCTGTAACATTTGGAATTCTTTATGGTGCAGGAGCTAACAAAATCTCTGCACAAGTAACAAAAGATTCCGGCAGCTACTTTTCAAAGCGAGAAGCACAAGAAGTAATTAATGAATACTTTGGAACTTTTCGTAGTTTGAAACGTTGGCTAGAGAAGTCAGAAAAATTCATCTTAACTAACGGTTTTGTTTATAGCCGTTTTGGAAGAAAACGACGGCTTAGAAACATAACTAGTGACAATCCTGGTATTGTCGCTCATGAAGTAAGAAGTGGTATTAACTTCTTAATTCAATCTCCTGCTTCAGATATCAACCTACTAGGTGCAATCGAGATGCAGGATTACATTGAAAAATCTAATCTTGATTCTAAAATCTTTGCACTAGTACATGACTCTGTACTTGCAGAAGTAAAAGAGGATCAAGTAGATACTTACTCAGAAGCATTAAATAAATTTATCCAAAAAGATAGAGGACTGAGTATTCCCGGCTGTCCTATTGGAACAGACTTTGAGGTAGGTGATGACTATTCCTTTGGAAAATTTGAAAAGCTATACCTACACAACAATTGATAATGCTTCTGAGATAGAATTTCCTGTATATCATATAGAAGACGAGCCCTTAGTTATTGATGGTATTGTTTTTGTAGAGGGCAAGGCAATTGATGACAGGAATGTAAATAGTAGAACATTAGGAGCAAGGAGACTTCAATCTCCGGTAAAGTTGAGCAAGCTAAAAAAATGTTATTTAGACATTATTGCGTTAATAAAGCACAACAAATCCTATATAAGTTGGTACATAGACAGATCAGGCAAAATTATAAAATATCAAAAAACCAGAAATGAAAAACTAATCTGCCATAGAATAACAAAAATACTACATAAAGACACGTATTCTCTGGTGCTAGCAGAAGGTTTGAATTTTGGGTTGGAGTTTCCAAACCCTCCAATAGGCAGTTACATACAAATGCTGTACTATAAAGGACTTCCTTGGAAACCCTACGAAATATGTAGAGAGCCTGCGGCCAACTCTCATAAGAAAGTTTAATGTCTCAGAAAAAACCAAGTATAATGGGCTTAAAGCCCCTTAATGCCCCTCAAGCAAAAGTACTAAAAAGCAATAAAAATTTAGTTATTTATGGCGCAGCAGGCACAGGAAAGTCTTTACTAGCCGTGTATAAAGCAATGAAAGCCATTGAACGAGACGACGTAGATAAGCTACTTATAGTAAGAAGTGCTGTTCCTACTAGAGATGTGGGATATTTACCTGGATCACTAGAGGATAAGGTAAAAGTTTATGAAACTCCTTACGAAGAAATATTTAGCTTTCTCTACGATGATAACCAAGCATACAGACTATTTAAAAATAAGTTTAAGCAAGTAGAATTTATGACCTCTTCATACGTTAGAGGAATAACGCTAGAAGACTGTCATATTATAGTAGATGAATTCCAAAACATGAGTTTTCATGAGCTTGATTCTATTATAACAAGATTAGGAGAAAACTGTAAGATTAGCTTCTGTGGAGACGCTAGGCAAACAGATTTAAAAAACTCTGAAATTGATAAATTTTTACGTATTATTGACAATATGCCAGAATACTTTGATACAGTAGAGTTTAAGGTTGAACACATTGTACGAAGTGGCATAGTAAAAGAATATCTAACAGTGAAACAAGAACTTTATGGCTAAAGCTATTATAACAAATAGAATCTTCTTGGACAACGATTTTGAGGTTAGACAAAAGTTACTGCAGGAGCTTACCTATAAAATACCTAATTATAGGCCAGAGCTTCCGCCAAAAGTAATTACTAATCTCAGAATCGTTAATGAGAAACTGCTAGCCATTCCTAGTGGTAGAACAGATCTTATACCTGCTCATTATGAAGTAGAAGATCGTCGGAACACTGTTCCTGTAGACTTTCCAGAGTTTAAATTTACTTTGAGGGAGTCACAAAAACTAGTGTATGATCAAGTAAATTCTGACTGTTTTATTAATGCTTGGACTTCTTGGGGTAAAACATTTACAGGACTAGCAATAGCTGGTAAACTAGGTCAAAAAACTTTGATTATCGTCCATACTCTTACGTTAAGAGATCAGTGGGCAAAAGAAGTAGAAAAGGTCTACGGTTTTACCCCATCAATTATTGGATCTGGAAATTTCGATATATCAAAACCTATTACAATTGCTAATATACAGACTCTAACTAGAAGAAATAAGTCTTTGTATAATAAAGAGTTTGGAACAGTAATAGTTGATGAATGTCATCATATACCTGCTGTGTCATTTTCAAAGGTATTAGATAGTATCGACGCAAGATATAAAATAGGGTTGTCTGCTTCTAACACTAGAAAAGATGGTCTTCATATATTATTTCCAGATTTTTTTAGTATTAAAAAGTTTAGTCCTCCAAAAGAAAACTTTATGAAACCATCAATTCATAGGGTAAAATTACCTTTTAGAGTAGCAGACGGTATACAAACCTGGGCGCAAAAAATTAATGATCTTGCCTATAATCCAGATTACCAAAAAATACTGGCTCTTACAGCGGCTAGTTATGCCTCAAAAGGGCACAAGGTACTAGTGGTAGGTTCTAGAACTAAACTTTTGGAAAGAGCGTCTGAACTAACGCCTAATAGTGTTTGTGTGGTAGGATCAACTAAAGATAGAGCTGAAAAAATACAAAAAGTACTAGATAATAAAGCTAAGGTACTTTATGGTAGTACGAATATTTTTTCTGAAGGTATATCGGTAAATAATCTAAGCTGTTTAGTGCTAGGCACACCCATGAATAATGAGCCGCTACTAGAACAACTTATAGGCAGGGTTATTCGTAAGGCTGAAGATAAGTTAGACCCGGTAGTGGTAGACCTATTACTTGACGGAAAAACTGTCAGAAAGCAAGAACAACTCAGAAAAGGTTACTATATTAAGCAAGGCTACAAGATAAAAGATCTTTAAAAAAATTTTCTTGACTTGCACAGTAAAGTGTGGTACTATATGATTCTGTTTGATTGGAATAAAGTTAAAAGTAGAGCAAGAAGAAGCAAAAAAGATACTATATTAATTATATCTTCTATTACATGGCCCTACACTTTACCAACAAAAAGACAGAGAAGACTTAATAGATTCTATGATGAGGAGTTTCAAGGCATATCTTTCTTGCTAAATCCAGAAGAGCTTCTGGAATCAAGAAACTTGTCAAACTATAAAATTGTAGAATATATCACTTTAGCAGCTAGAAGGTCTCTTGCAGACTATCTATATTGCAAAGAAAAAACGCTAGATTGTAGGCTAGCTCCTTTTTTACCTACAAACAACGAGCTACTAACAATAAAAAACGACAAAATACATTTTGCATTTGAATAAGGAAAAATAATGGCACTTTCATTTAACCAAGTTAAAGGCGAAGCCCCTAAACGAGAAAAAACTCCAAGTTACAAAATGATGCCTGGAGAAAATAAGGTTCGCCTTTTTGGTGGTGTACTGGCACGATATATTTACTGGGTTCCCAATAAAGATGGAGCTAAGTCTCCAGTAGAATGCCTAGCATTTAATCGTGATGAGGAAAAGTTTGACAACGTAGAGACAGATTGGGTAAAAGAATACTACCCAGACCTGACCCCAGAGTGGGCTTACGCAAGTCTTTGCTTGGATCTAAAAGACAATACTGTAAAGATCTTTAACCACAAGCGCAAGCTGTTTGGTACAATTGTAGACATGGTTGAAGATCTTGGTGACCCTGCTGATGTAGAAAAAGGCTGGGATCTTGTATTTAGCCGCGATAAAACTGGACCAAAGGTTTACAACGTGGAATACAATGTAAAACAGCTACGCTGCAAAAATCGAGCTTTATCAGAAGATGAGCTAGCTGTGGTTAACGCCAGCCCTTCAATTGATGAGATCTTGCGTCGGCCACCAGCAGAAGATATCAAAAAGTATCTAGACGAGCTACGAAGCGGTTCAGGGGCGTCAGAAGATATTGACGATGAAATCCCAGACGACTTTCAGTAATTAACGACAAAACAGGGGTGGGACAGTAGTTCCGCCCCTACTCCTATAGGAGGAAACATGATACTATTTACTGCTGACTGGCACATTAAACTTGGTCAGAAAAACGTGCCAGTAGAGTGGGCGCTTAATAGGTACAAAATGTTTTTAGACCAAATAAAAAACATAGAGTACGATATACATATTGTAGGCGGGGATGTTTTTGATAGAATGCCTTCTCTAGCCGAATTAGGAGTTTACTTTGACTTTTTATCTCAAGTGGACTCTACAACAATTATTTATGATGGAAATCATGAAGCAACTAAGAAAAATAAAACATTTTTTGATTTACTAAAAGGAGTAAGCCAAGACATATCATCAGAAGTAGAAATTGTGACACAAACTAAAGAGTTTTATAACTTTACTATACTTCCATATGCTGACTTACACCTTAAAGACTCTATAGAAAAATGCAATAAAGATCTAGCGCTTTTTACACATGTTAGAGGAGAAATACCCCCTCATGTAAAACCCGAGGTAGACTTAGATAGATTTAACGACTTTCCAATAGTATTTGCTGGAGACCTTCACAATCACAATAACTCTCAAAGAAATATTGTGTATCCTGGTAGCCCTATGACAACTAGCTTTCATAGAAATAAAGTAGATACGGGCTTTCTTACGATTAACCCTAGCGATCTTACTGACTGGGATTGGAACAAATTTGAGTTACCCCAACTTATAAGAAAAACGGTTACTGCTCAAGAAGAAATGGTAAAAACGCCTTATGATCATACAATTTATGAAATAGAAGGTGACCTACAAAAGCTAAGTGCTGTATCTAATTCAGATCTTTTAGACAAAAAAATTGTTAAAAGAAACTCAGAAGTTTCTATTAATTTAGTAGATAAAACCATAGAAGAAGAGCTTTATACTTATCTAGAAGAAGTGCTAGAAGTAAGAGGAGACGCTCTATCGGCAACAATGGAGGTATTTAATGCTTATTCTAGAGGAAGTTAGTTGGGGAGATTGCTTTAGCTATGGAAATCAGAATACCTTAAAGCTAAACGAAAATACCATTACCCAGCTAATTGGAGATAATGGAGCAGGCAAGTCTTCTATCTCTTTAATTATACAGGAAGCACTATACAATAAAAATTCAAAGGGAATTAAAAAGGCAGATATCCCTAATAGAATTAATACTAGTAAAAATTATTGGATAACACTAAACTTTTCTTATAATAATAAAAAGTATGAAGTAAAAATTAATAGAAAAAGCTCTCTGAAAGTAAACTTAATAGAAGACGGTGTAGATATATCGTCACATACAGCAACAGAAACATTTAAAACTATAGAAAAGCTACTAGGAGTAGACTATAAGGTTTTTGTACAGTTAATGTACCAAAGTGTTACAGACGGGCTAACTTTTTTAACCGCTACAGACAGCAATAGAAAAAAGTTTTTAATTGACCTTTTTGGCCTTGATGAGTATGATAAGTATCACAACGTTTTTAAAGACCTTAGTAGAGAATTAACGTCAAAAGTAACTAGAGTTTCTGGTAATATAGAATCTTTACAAAAGTGGATATCAAAAAATTCAGACCCTGGGGAAGTAAAAGAGTTACTAGAAGAGCCCGAAAAGCCAGAAGAACCTTCCGAGCTTAGAGAATTAAAAGATAAGCTAGCAAAAATTAAAGATCATACAAGAAGAGTTAACTCCAATAATAAGCTAAAAGAGATTCTTAAAAGCATAGAATTTGATAGCAATATACTTTCTCAGCCTAAAGTTGAAACAAAAGAGTTGACCAGTTTTGTAGGAGAATTTAACTCAATAATCAAAAATCAAACCGCTTTTTATAATAAAATTAATAAGCTAGACAATAAGTGCCCTACGTGTGAGCAGCCAATAAATAAAAAGCTACAAGAAGAGCTGCTTCAAGAAGCTAAAAACCAAATTAATAGTGCAAAAGTAAAACTTACCAGTATACAAGAAGAGCTTGCAGAGGCTGAAAAGCATAATAGATTAGTAGAAAAACACACTAGGGCAAAAGCTGACTGGGAAAAAACCTACGTACAGATTGACAATAGTTTAGAATCTAGTGTAGAAAGCGTTTCAAGTCTTACTAGCGCTATAAAATCTCTAGAGACAGAGATGGAGGTTCTGCGCGATAGGTATGAGACAGTTCTTAGAGAAAACGCTGCAATATCTGCCAGAAATGCTCGTATAGAAGTAATAAAAGAACAATTACAAGAGCATCGCGCCGAACTAGAGAACTATAGAGAAGTTTTACGTGAGGTATCAGAAACGTGTGCAATAGTAGAGACACTAAAGAAAGCATTTTCTAACAACGGACTCGTTGCACATAAGCTAGAAAATCTTGTTAAAGATATTGAAGAGCTTACAAATTCTTACTTATCAGAGCTATCAGATGGTAGATTTACGCTATTATTTACTATCGTATCAGATAAGTTAAATGTTGTCCTAACGGATAATGGCCAGGATATTAATATTTCTGCATTGTCTAGCGGAGAATTGGCTATGGTAAATGTAGCCACCCTACTTGCTATTAGAAAAATGATGAATTCTATTAGTAAAACCCAAATTAACATTCTATTCTTAGATGAAGCAATTAATGTTTTAGCTGAGCATGGAAGAGACTGTCTTATTGATGTACTACTAAAAGAAGAGGGGCTGAATACATTTCTTGTCAGTCATGGGTGGAGTCATCCTCTACTAGCTAAAGTTATAATCTCTAAAGAAGACGGCATATCGAGACTAAATTATGGTTAATACTAGAACAAAAGGACTTAGAGCTGAGTATGCTGTACGTGATATGATGCGTACATATACTAATTTACCCTGGGAAAGAACGCCCTCATCTGGTGCACTAGAGTGGGCTAAAGGAGATCTGTTTTTACCGAATAGAACCCAAGATGTTATTGTAGAAGTAAAGCATTATAAAGATAGTGCATTAAATGACAAACTTCTTACTTCTACCACAAATAATTTACTAAAGTGGTGGAATAAGCTAGAGCACCAAGCTAAAATTACTAAAACAGCTCCAATACTTTTTTATAAGTATGATAGAAGTAAGTGGTTCGTAGCCACAGATGTACAGCCGACACAACTAAAAAAATATCTTTACATCAATCACATTTCCTGCTACAATATGCTTGCAGAAGATTGGCTAAGAGAAGAATGGAAACACTATGTCAAAAGCATTGAAGGCAGAACCCCGCGACCCAAAAAAGACACTACTAGTTGATAGTCTAAATATTGCATTTAGATGGAAGCATGGTGGGAACGATTTTGACATGCCCACAGACATGGTAGCTACTGTTAAGTCTTTGGCTAAGTCTTATGACTGCGGCACTATTATTATGCTAGCAGACGGTGGTTCTAGCTGGAGAAAGTCCTTACATCCGGGGTATAAACTTACTAGAAAGCTAAAACATCAAAATGCTACAGAGCAAGAAAAACAAGAGTCAGAAGACTTTTTTGCTTACTATCAGCAAACACTAGATAACTGCGGACTCCCCGTTTTACGTTATCAAGGAGTTGAAGCAGATGATCTTGCTGCATACATCGTAGAAAATAAGTATGCACTAGACATTAATGAAATTTGGCTAATTTCTAGTGACAAAGACTGGGATCTACTGATTGAAGAAGATGTATCTAGATTTTCTACGGTTACACGAAAAGAAGTAACTTATGATAGCTGGGATCACCCTGTAGACATGGATAAGTACATTGACCTTAAAACCTTGGTAGGGGATAAAGGAGATGACGTTCCTGGAGTTGATGGCATCGGGCCTACCCGAGCAGCTAGTCTTATTGAGCAATATGGTTCAGTTTTTGATATTATAGCAAATCTACCTTTACCAGGAACTGCTAAATATATTCAGGAATTAAATAACTCTAAAGACAAAATGTTACTGTCTTATCAGCTTATGGATCTACGTTCTTTTTGTGAAGATGCTATTGGAGACAAGCTAGACGAGCTAAAGAATGACTTAGCTGAAATTTACGGCAAAGTTATTTGAGGAAAAATATGAAAATTGATTATACTAGAGACGAATTAATTGGTGAGTTTGCTTACCAAACCTTAAGAGATCGGTACATGCTGCCGGAAGAAAGAAGCCCTCAGGATGCTTATGCTCGTGCAGCAAAAGCATTTGCAGACGATGATGAGCACGCACAAAGAATTTATGATTATGCGTCTAAGCAGTGGTTTATGTTTGCTACTCCTCTACTATCTAATGGAGGCTCTAGCAGAGGGCTGCCTATCTCCTGTTTTTTAAACTATGTAGACGATAGTAGAGAGGGAATTACCGATACACTAACCGAAGATGCCTTTCTTTCTAGTGTAGGAGGTGGAATTGGGACTTATTGGGGCTCTGTAAGATCAAAAGGAACAAAAACTTCTAGAGGTTCTGAAAGTACTGGTGTTGTACCCTTTATCAAGGTTAGTGACAGCATGATGTTAGCTTTTTCCCAAGGAGTTACACGTAGAGGCTCCAACGCTGCTTATCTGGATATCAGCCATCCAGAAGTAGAAGAATTTTTAGATATTCGTAAGCCTACTGGCGATTCTAACCGCAAGTGTGTAAATATACACCACGGCATTGTAATCTCTGATAAGTTTATGCGTATCATTGAAAAAGCTACTGTAGATAAAAATTATGATGATAGCTGGCAACTAGTTGATCCTCATACAAAAGAAGTAGTAAAAACAGTATCTGCTAAAGCTCTTTGGATTAAGATTATTCAAAATAGACATGAGACTGGCGAACCTTACATTATGTGGGGAGACACTGTTAATGATCATTTGCCAGATTACCAAAGAAAGCTAGGTTTATCAGTAGCTCAATCTAATCTCTGTTCGGAAATTACCCTTCCAACAGACAATGAGCGAACAGCTGTATGTTGCTTATCGTCAGTAAATCTTGAAAAGTATGATGAGTGGAAACGAGATGAAAACTTTATTTCAGATCTTATCAGAATGTTAGACAATACACTAGATGTATTTATTAATGAAGCACCTGATCAACTTTACAAAGCGGTATACTCTGCCCACAGAGAAAGATCTATTGGTCTAGGTGCTATGGGTTTCCACGCTTATCTTCAAAGCAAGGGTATTGCTTTTGAAAGCGAAGTAGCTAGAAAAGTAAATAGTAGTATCTTCCAGCACATTAAAAAAGAAGCATTGAAAGAATCTGTGCGGCTTGCAGACGAAAGAGGGCCGTGCCCTGATGCAAAAGGCAATGATAACGTTCGTAATGCGCACTTACTAGCTATCGCACCTAATGCTTCAAGTAGTATTATTTGTGGCAATACTTCTCCTGGTATTGAGCCCTATAGAGCTAATGTATTTAACCAAAAAACTCTGACGGGAACACATACTTTTAAAAATCCTTATCTAAAAGCCGTGCTACAGGGGCATGATATGGACAATGAAGAAACTTGGGCAAGTATTATTTCTAACAAAGGAAGCATCTCTCACTTAGACTTGCCTGACTATGTAAAAGATATTTTTAAGACTGCTATTGAGATTAATCAAAACTGGACAGTAAAACATGCTGCTGATCGACAGCCTTTTATCTGCCAGTCGCAATCTCTAAATCTTTTCTTTCCTGCTGATGTAGGCAAAAAAGAACTACATGATGTTCATATGTTTGCCTGGAAAGAAGGAGTCAAAACTTTATACTATTTACGGTCTGAAGCATTTAAACGATCAGATGACTTAAACAAAAAAATCGAGCGGTATAACTTTAAATTTGAAGAAAGTGACTGCTTAGCGTGTGAAGGATAAAATGCTAATAAAAACTAGAGAATACTATAAACCGTTTCAATACCCGTGGGCTTTCGAGCATTATAAAGCACAAAAGAAAATGGAGTGGCATCCTGAAGAAGTTCCGTTAGCTGAAGACATTTCGGATTATAACGCTTTTGACCCGTATACTAAGAAACTAATTACACAAATCTTTCGTTTCTTTACTCAAGCAGATGTGGATGTAGCAGGAGGGTATTGCCAACACTATCTTCCCACATTTAAGGCACCAGAAGTACGTATGATGATGGCTTCATTTGCTAGTATGGAAGCAACCCATATTGAAGCATATTCTTTACTTATTGAAACGCTTGGTTTGTCGGATGATGAATACAAGATGTTTAGCAAGTATAAGGCCATGGCAGACAAACATGAGTATCTAGAAAACTTCAATATGGATACTCCTGAAAATATTGCAAAGTCTTTAGCAGTATATAGCGGCTTTACAGAAGGTGTTCAGTTATTCTCATCTTTTGCTATCTTACTTAACTTCCCTAGACATGGTAAAATGAAAAATATGGGTCAAATTGTATCTTGGTCTATACGAGATGAAAACTTGCATGTTGAGGGAATGACCCAGCTGTTTAGACAATACATTGAAGAAAACCCATCTTTATGGACAGATGCCTTAAAGTCTCAGTTATACTCTATTGCAGAACGCATTGTAAGCCTAGAAGATGCTTTTATTGATCTATGCTTTGAAGGTGGAGAGTTAGAAAACTTATCAGCAGATGATGTAAAAGAGTATATTAGGTATATTGCTGGGCGCAGGCTAAATCAACTAGGTCTTAAAAATATCTTTAAGGCAGAGAAAAATCCATTACCTTGGATTGATGCAATGATTAACGCAGTAGAGCACACAAACTTCTTTGAAAATAGGCCAACAGAATATGCAAAAGCTGCTACAACCGGAAATTGGGATGAGATATTTTGATAAGAGTATTTAATAACTTTTTGCCAGACGAAAAAGCCCATCAATTACTACATGATATAGAAGCGATTAATGGGGGCTGGTGGAGAGACGCTAGAAAAGTAAGAGATCAAGAGGTACACTATTTTATACCAAATATATCTTCAGATTTAAAAAAGAGCAGGATAGAGTATAATATTGGTAACAGCCTAACTGATGGCTACTTTACCTACTCTTTTTCTAGAAGTGTAAAGCATGTAGATAGCTGTGTTTGTGCAGAGTGTAACTTTAAAAATGAGTTTTTGTTATCAGAAACATTTTTAAACTTTATCAGACAAGAAGCTAATATAAAGAAGCCCGTACTGTTTGAATCTTTTGTTAGTATTTATAAAAGGGGTGATTTTTTATCAACGCATACTGACAAAAATAGGGGTGTAGCATTTATATTGAATCTTACCCCAAACTGGAGGGCCGAGTACGGCGGGTTGTTACACGTATACACAGAAGATGGAATAAAAGCTTACACGCCTACTTTTAATTCTTTAATATTACTAGGGTTAAATAATGGAAAAGGGCTCAATCATTTTGTTTCTGAAGTAAGCCAATATGCTCCAAGACCTAGAATAGCAATAACAGGGTGGTACAATGAAAGTAGTTAATATATGTTCTACTAGGTATAGTAATCTTACCTATCAGTGGGATGATGCACTAAACCATATTATGAAAGCATTTCGCGAGCTAGGATATACTGTAAAAGTATCATCAAACTTAGTAATGCAAAAAATGCCTGAGTTTGTAGAGATTGGTTTGGAGCACAGCAGTGAAGCTATATATGTGTATAATCATACATATTTGCAGGAAATAAAAGAGTTAGATCTTCCATTAGGTAAACTAAATCTTTTTGTAAAGCCTACTGCTCCTGCTCCAAACTACTTTACAATAGATAAGTTGGGTTATGCTGCAAGTTCTGAAATTACGTATAATAAGCCAAACTTTGAAAATGTAGAATATGAAACATTTTACTCTACCGTAGTCAAAGAGTTAAAATCTAACAGGGAACACAAATGGTCTAGAACAAAAGAAGTAACATTTACACCGACTAATAATGTTCCAGAAGACCATATCTTAATTTTGGGTCAAATGATTGGGGACGAAACTGTTACAAAGTTTAGTTTTGGAAATCATTGGGTTAAGCTGCAAAGTATAGTGGAAAAACTAAAAGGTAGAGATAATGTGGTACTAAAACTGCATCCTACATTTAAGTCAAAGATGGGAAACTTACCTCAGTGGGATGGTCTATATAAGATAATTAATAGGTGGAAGCAAGAAGGCATTACAGTATATGAAACCTATGAAAGTTTATACGATATTTTGCCGCACACAAATGTTGCAATACTAGAAAATAGTACTGCAGGTATTGAATGTTTAATGCATGAGGTTCCTATTATATCATATGGTTATCCTGAGTTTCACTGGGTCACTAAGGATCTTCGACACCTTAATATGTTAGACAGCTATATTGAGGACACCTCTTGGTGGGATTTAGAAAAGTCAAAGCAATGGTTAGCGTGGTACTGTACAAAGTATCAATGTCACAACTACGCTAGCACATTTAATAGAGTGGAGGAACTATGTTCGGAGATCTAGCGTTAGTATTTTTAGACAATAAAAAATTTACCTCTGTACTAGACATTGGATGCGGCAGAGGAGAAGCTACTAGACACTTTATGCAAAGAGGTAAAAGTGTTACTAGTGTGGATATAGCAAATGTAGGAGCCCCTAATGTAACTATTGGTAACTACATGGACTTAAAACTAGATAAATATGATCTTATCTGGGCATCCCACGTACTAGAACATCAGCTTAATGTTAATGCTTTTTTACGCAAGTGTAGATCCGAGCAAAATGAAGGCGGTCTAATATGCGTTACTGTGCCCCCACTAAAACATGAAATTGTTGGCGGTCATGTTACGTTATGGAATGCCGGTCTAGTGATGTATAATCTTATCTTGGCAGGGTATAACTGTAGAGACTGCCACATAAAGCAATATGGTTATAATATATCTGTAATAGCAAAAGCAGACAACTTTACGTTGCCTGCTTTGCGGTATGATTACGGTGATATTGGAACTTTAGCTCCATATTTTCCACCTGAGTTTGGGTTTCAAGGATTTAATGGAGACATAAGAGAGTATAATTGGAATTAAGTTATAAATATAAGAAAGGTTAATATGACAAAATCAGATAGAAAAGTACTACTTCCAC